TTTCAATTACTACCGTTGGAACTGAACGGATGTTATATTTGGATGCAATATCCGATGCTTCATCTACATCAATATCTTCAAACAATACATTTGAAAATTGAGTTTTAACTTCATTCATTACAGGTGCCAATGCTCTACACGGACCACACCAACTTGCCGAAAATTTCTTTACTGTTACCATAGTTTTATTTTGTTTAATTATCCTTCACAACTTACACAATTCTCATCCATTGCTCTTGCTGCAATATCTCCTCTCAATACAGATTCACTTCTTAAATAGTAAAGTGTTTTAACTCCTTGTTTCCATGCTTCCATAGTTACCTGATTAATCCATTTTGGTTCGGCAGAATATGGGAATGCTAGATTAAGAGAAACTGATTGGTCGATATATTGTTGTCTTACACCAGCTTGTCTTACTAAATCTAATTGGTTAATTTCTTTAAATGTTCTGAATACATCTTTAATTGGATATGCTTTTAGTTTATCCGTTTCAGATAGTTCTTCACATTTAATTACTTTACCATCTACAAACGAATAATCATCTAAAAAGTCCAAACCTAATACAGAACCTTCATCTGCTAAAATCTGGTCCCAAACCTCTTTTGTGTTTTTACCAATCTTCTTTAAGGTTTTTTCTAATTCATAATTTTTACGAATGAATGTTCCTTTTGCAGTTTGCTCTGTAAATACATTTGCTTTCCAAGGTTCAATACCACTACTCACATTACCACTCAACTTAGAGTTTGATTGTGTAGGTGCTACTGCTCTTAGGTGTGTATTACGGAAACCTGTATCTCTACACCATAATGGTTCTCCATATTCAGATGCCATATCTCTACTTGCTCGTTCGGATTCAATCTTAATTTGAGAGAAAATCTTACGAGTTTCAAATTGAGCATGCAATCCTTCAAATGGAATACCTTTTTGTTGTAGGTATGTGTGCCATCCTAAAACTCCCAATCCTAATGCTCTTCCTTTTGAGGCAGAACGAACGGAATTTTCGAAACCAGTTAAACCCTTAGCTCTCTGTATGAACTCCTCTAATACACCATCTAAAAAGACCGTAGCAGTATATACTAAATCAGTATCTCTCCACTCATCGTATTTAGCCAAGTTTAAAGATGATAAACAACATACAAACGAATGTGATTCATCCGTGTGTAGAACGATTTCAGAACAAATGTTAGTCATATGAACTTTTAATCCATTCTTCTTATACATTTCAGGGTTTGCTTTGTTTACATTACCTTTGAATAAGATATAAGGTTCACCAGTTGCTTTTCTTTTTTGTAAAAGTTTTGCCCACTTTCTTCTTGCTTCTGCATTACCTTCGTTCAACTTTCTCATAAACTTATCACCTACTACCGCACATTGGTGTAAGTTTAATGATTGACGATTAACATCACCTTTTGGTTCTCTAATCTCCAACCAATCTTCAAAGTCTTTGTGTTCGATATTCATATTTACAGATGCTGCACCTCTACGAACTGAACCTTGATTTGTTGCAAGGATAGTTGAATCATAAATCTTACAGAATGGAACTACACCATCGGATGTGCCATTACCCGTAATCTTTGCTCCTGCTGGTCTGATTTGGTTAATGCCAATACCTACACCACCACCATGCTTTGCTAACAACATCAATTCTAAATTCTTTGAACCAATCTCATAGATACTATCACCCACATCAATACCGAAGCACGAAATTGGTAATCCTCTATCAGTTCCTGTATTTGAAATAACAGGAGTTGCTAAACACAACCACCCTTTCCAAATATAATCAAAGAACTTCGTTGCCATCTCTGGCTTCCCTAATCTTTTTGCAACCGTTGTTGCAACTCTCCAATACGCATCCTTTGGTTTCTCACCTGATTGCAAGTAGTCTTTGGATATAGTTTTTACATATATCTCATTATTCCCCCATTGAGGGAAGTCTACATCGACCTCCCATCCTAATTCTTCTCCGTAATTTTTCATAATTTAAAATATATCAGACCAATCTTCGTCTTCACCTGGTTTTGAGTAATCGGTAGGTCTCATTGCAAAGAAGTCTGTATGTGTTACTCCTCCTGTTAAATGATAGAACCATTCTAATTCGTTTGCCGATTCTGCATCGTATTGGAAATATTCATCTCCATCTACCGATGGGTTGTAACCCAATTCTGCTAACTTTTCATTGATTCTTTGTGAAATGAAGTTTTTAAGGTCTTCTTTTTTAAGGTTTTCCAAATCACCCATTTCAAAAATCTTATCAATATATTTGAATTCCAATCCTTGCATAATGTGAGCTGCTTGATAGATTGCAGATTTTGCTTCTTGCAATAATTCAGGATACTCATCACACATATGTCTGAATAATTGGCAACCCATCTTTGAGTGTAGTGATTCATCTCTTACACTCCATTTCATTTGTTGTCCAATTCCTTTTAATTTGTTTCTCATTTGGAAACTATAAAGAACTGCAAATGATGAATAAAGTGCTACACCCTCTGTGAATGCTGAAAAGATTGCTAAACTTTTTGCTACTTCAATTCTTGCCTTTGGATTTGTTTGTAAATCTTCTGGTGTCCAATCTGCCGTAGTTTGAGTTAAGTTTTCAAATCTTGCTCTCATAGAATCATCGTGTAAGAATCCTTCAAAGTCATCTAACCCTAATGTTTCATTTAGGTAAGAGTATGCCGTAGCATGGATAGTTTCTTGTGAACCAAATAACATTGCCATCTGTCTGATTTCGTGTTTTGGAAACCATTTAGTTACCATACCCGTCCAATAGTCAGAAACTGCACATTCTGTTTGAGCAAAACCCAAAAGAATATTTCCAACTAAATGTTTTTCTTCTTTTGATAAATTTTCATTCCAATCCTTAACATCTCCTTGCATTGGTATTTCAGTATGTAACCAAAATGCCTGTGCCTGTTGTAACCATCCCTCCGTATAGTAAACTGGATATTCAAATGGTTTATATGGTATCCTTTCTGTAAATAATTTGCTCATATTTTTTAACTTTTTATGTTTAAGTTGTAGATATAACTATGAACTAAATTCATAAATTTTCTCTTTTCTTTATAAAATTTTAGATGAAAATTTTCCATATTATCCCATATTCTCAACATACTTTTTATGGAGTAATTTCTTCTCCAAACCTTCTCCACTTTTACTATCTTTTGTAGATGCCATACCATCAATTGAATTGGCAGCAAACACATCCATAATACCGTGGAAAGTATCAATCTTTGCAGGGAATGTTAATCCATCAGGTCCAAATCGATTCTTAACGATGTGAATACGACCTGTGTTTGATAACTTATCCTTTGTCTTTCTACTAACACTCATAATGAAATCGGCAGTTTGAACTTTCTTATACGAATCACCAACCGAATCGGCTTGAATAACTTCGTGGTCAATTGCTGCTCTGTTAGTTTGTGTTGCAGTCCATACTGGTATTTGTGCTTCACCACTCAATCCTCTCAACTCTTCGTATATACCACCCAACTCTGCATACAAACCATCTCTTGCACCATTGCCAGATTTTAACAAATCCGCATAGTCAATGATAATTAGTTTTGGATTGAATCCAACTTGTCTCATTTTTTCAATATGAGCACCAATTGTCTTTGCCGATGCAAATTGTGGTGGATAGTATTTAATACGAACTCTACCAGGAACTGATTTAATTTTACGGATTACCTCATCCTTTCTATCCTTATGTTCGGATGTTTGGATACCTGTTAGAATTGTTGTATATCGTTGTCCTACATAACTTTCGGATAATTCCAAAGTGTAATGAACTACATCGATTCCTCTTTGCAATGCCGAACAAGCAATCTTTGCCAAAAACCAACTCTTTCCGATTCCAGACGGAGCCATTACAACACCTAATTCTCCTGGTCCTAATCCACCATCCATTAGTTCATCAATAACTTCCCATCCGGTAGGTGTAGAATCTCTTTTAACATCATCCAAAATGGATTCAAAGTTTTCAATATAATCTAAACCTAAATCAGATTCAACACCCACTTTGGATGCTGCTGTCATTGTGTCTATAATCTTATCATATTGTCCTGCTTTTAGGAGTTCAACTGATTTGAATAGAGCATCTTTTACTTTTTGGTTTTTAGCAAATGTAAGATATTCTTTCTTTACATACGGTAAATCACCCGATTCCATTTGTAGATAAACAGATTTTAACTGCTCTACAATTGTTTGTTTCAAACCTTTATCCTCTACCTCACCAACTTTAATCTTAAACACCTCCATAGTCGGTGTTGTGCGGAATTCATTAAAGTAATGTTGCACTTCTCCTACAATCCATTGGTTTGCTTGTGATTCAAAAAATGCGGGTTTAGTGATTTCGTTTACCTGTTCAAGAAACTTAACATCCGTTATAAGTGAAGCAACAACTTTTGATTGATACGATTGTCCATATTTTACCAATGTATCTACTGCTTCCATTATTTAGTTTTTTTCTTTCTTGCTAATCTCTTTTCCTCAATCGATAATTCAGCTACGTCGGTAGCTTGGTCGGTAACTACGTCGGACTTAGTCGGTTTACGAAGTGCTTTCCATTCTGATTTTGGAACGAACACCCAACCATATTGAGCAACTTTTAAGTCTGCTTCATCTTCTTTTACTCTGCGGATTTCTCCTTCTTTACTTTTGATACACTTCATCTGTTCCGTGTTTTAATTGTTATTATTATTGAATTATCATTAAGATTTCTGATTCTCTTAATAATGTGTATTTTTTACCACCAATCTTTACTTCTTGTCCTTGATGGTATGGTGGTAAGATTACTTCATCTCCTACTTTAACATTCATAGGAATTAAAGTTCCACTCTGAGTGTAGATACCAGGTCCAACTGATTCTACGATTGCGGTTTTAACATCATCCGTTTTTGCACTATCTGGAATGATAATACCACTTTGGGTTGTTTTTTCTACCGATTCGGTTTCTGTTAGAAGAACTCTATCTCCTAACGGTTTTGCTAATCTTTCTTCTGCCATTTTGTTAAAATTTTGCTATGTGACTAAATGTGGATTGTAACCAATCCGTAATGTTAGGGAATGAATCCAAAATTCTTGTTTTCAATCCCACTTTTAAAAACTCCTGTTTACTGAACTTTGTAGTTGGTTCGTTGTATCTATCTATAATTTTCATACGAAGATTACCACTAAATTCAGGTTCGGATAATTGCATCAATTTACGATTTCTTTTTAATATTTCCAAATTATTTTCAAATAAATCATGTGCTTTTGTTTTCTTTGGTTGTTGTTTGATAAACTCCAACATAGATTCCGTTGTATGCACTTCCTCATCTACTAATAAAGGGAAACTTTTTAAGATGGTTTTTAATCCTAAACCTGGAATTCCATCAATGCTATCCGATTTATCACCATCAATCATTCTGAAATTGATAAAGTTATGTGGATGGATTCCAAATTCCTCAATTACTTCTGGAATGTTATACACTTTTTTCTTTGATGGAGAATAAACACTTACATCTTTATTTACCAATTGTAAAAAGTCTTTATCAGAACTCATAATAATAACTTTCTCATCTTCCTTCTTTAATTGAGTAGCAATGTATG